CACGATTGACCAACTACATTTGTCAACCATAGCCCGGAATCTGCCAGATATCACTGGGTCTAGCGTCCAGGTCGTGCTACAATAACAAAAACAGGTTGCGTATTCCTCACAATCACAAACATACGTTGGATGCTCACAATCCTTACAATAGAAATAACCAACTTTAGTCCACACCCCGTTACCACTACGCACACCAAATGTACCCTCAACCCCACAGGCATCGGTGGCACTAATTATGTATGAACCACAGTTCGCCTTTTGTATAGAAAGAACTCCACTAGAAGAAATACTAGCTCCTCCTTGCCCCCCATTCCCAGATACGGACCAAGTGTACGGAGGTACGCCCCCAGAGACTGAGTAGGGATATTCTCCAGCTCCTGGAGGAATAGAATCTGCTCCGGATATTACCGGAACCTCACCCTGACAATCTTCGCTCGCCTCACACTCATCGACACATAAGGACAGCGCGTCGTCGTGAAGTTCTCCCATCTTCTCGGTGTGCTCTGGAGTCCCCTCGGTGAGTCCGTAATCCTCCGTAGCTATCTGACTCAAGGTTCTGTAACTAGATCCATCATAGGTCTGAGTCGTTCCATATTTCTCAATTTCCCCCTCGCAGAGAATCTCGCAGGTGCACGTCTCTCCATAAGCCCCGAATCTCTGTGAGGAGTCATAAGCATCTGGATTGTCACTCATATCCGTGGTAACACAACCACTTGGGGGAGGTTCATCACACTCCTCTTCCAGCCAACATCCAGGCTCTCCATTTTTATTACAACACCATTTCGGCATTTCACATGGAATAGGAGTGCCGGATTTATCTTTGCACCAGCCAGGATTAGGGTCAGGGTCAGGGTCAGGCTTAGGCTTAGGACTAGGAGGAATCCATGGATGCGGATCTGGATTGGGTGTTGGATTGGGACTGGTTCCGCATTTCACTTCAATATCAATAGTAGTAGTGTAAGGTTCTTCTCTACTTCCCTGCACGGAAGCCTGAATAGTAGCGGAGCCTTTACCATATCCCTCAAAGTAGTTTATTGCAGCCCCGTTTATGTAGCCAGAAAGATAGATATATGATCCCAACTCTACAGGAGCTGCCATCGTCTTATTTACATAGACATCCCTGCCATCGATACTGACACCAATAAACGGGACATAAGATCCATCTGGAAAGTAGTATTTAGCTGAAGGGGGACTGGTGAAAAAGTACTTAGTCTCGCACCTCCACGTACTAGGAAGCTCCTCCACTACAGTTGCCGGGACATCCTCCACCTTGATGGTGCCCAATCTGACTTGTGTGTAGAGAAGCTCCCCAATGATAGGATTTGAAATATCAACAAAATCAACAATGCGGCCGTCATCCATTACTCCAAACTCATAGGCGGTCACTAATATCCTGGAGATACATCCTTCCGGCATTGAACAAGCACACGTTCCAGAAGTAGAATCCATACAGCAAATGGGATTAGGGATAGCTTCCAGATCTATTCCGAATTCAGAGTCGCCATCATCACCTATCTCATCCGAGCACTCACAAGGATTACCAACGTAGATCTTTATATCGTCCTTGGTTCCACCTGCCTTGGCTGTGAGCGTAGCTGTTCCACTGGTAGATCCGCCATACACGGTATTGGAGGCAATTCCGTCACAAGTGTACGTTATGAGAAGTGTTGTATCACAGTAAGGGAGTGGATTGGTAAAGGTGATCGTCGCCCCGTCGAGCGTATACCCCCCATTCAGAAGATTAGTTTCTCTATCGACATCGCTCTTTGCGTAGACACTCTGTACTGATATCGGAGGATGTTCTACGGTGACGGTGAGGTAATCAGCAGCTTTCTGTTCCTCCTCATCCACCGTTCGCGTGGCTGTGGAGGTCTCGGAGTATGCTAGAGTAGCTAGATCAGTCCTATCGATGCTCCAGGAAACGACAGTATTATCGAGAGCTCTCCCATCCGAGTCGGATACTTGTGCATAAACTACTAGGCGTCCGGCTCCATCCCCAAGAAAGCAGAGTTTGTCTTCGAGAATATCTATGGAGTAGCCAGACGTACCTCCAGTAGAGGAGACCTTGATTCTGTTTCCAAAGTCTGGCCAGATTGGACGATCGAGAATACGCTGAGCCTCAATCCCCTGAATTGCTCTGTCAACGAAAGTCGAGGCGAAGTCTCTCCTGATTATTCTTATGTGCGAGTCCTTCGATGAGGTAACAATAGCTCCGGCGTACCCAGCAAGCCTAGAAATGACATCAATAGGATAGATACCATCAGCTTGGAACGAGTAAGCAGCTATGGTGAAATCACCAATCGAGGAGTACGAGCTACTCCATGTGAGCCCGACTAGATCATGCATCTCCTGGCAGATAGAGAAGAAAGAGGTATCGGAAGCCCAAATCTTATCCACCTTCAATGCGAATGGGGCTCCGAGCTTAGCCTGCTTCGATCTTCCCCATACTCCTTGAAGTTGCGTGGCATTCGGAGTTATCTCAAGAGTCGGCCGCTCAATGTAGAATTGTCCCTGACTCACAAATCCAGAGCCGATATTGGTGAAAACCTCCAGAGCCGTATCAGAAGGGAATTGAGTAAATGAGAAGGCTGAGTAGACATCAGTGTCCACGGTATTGAGAGATAACTCACGGCAGAAATTCTCTATATTGGACATGATGGAAAAGGACACGACCTTAGCAGAGATATCTACCGAGTTCAGGGTGACTTTCCAAGAGTAAGCCATCAATACGGTCCTTCTATCACAATGAGGTTAATCTCATAGGAGTACACAGGCCAGAAGAAGGTCGCAGCTAGTACGTTCATCCACTTCCTGAATCCGTTCTGGAAGTCAAACATGACTTTCCATACCTTGACTCCATCGGTGAAGTAGTATTGACTATCGGAGGCATACAGAGCATCCAGGGAAGTGACGACAGATTGAGTGAGAGCGTCTACATCGGAGATACCTATTCGTCTATCTCCAGCCACTACTCCAAAGCTCTGTACTTGTATTGCCCCCAAGGTCTGAAACACAGACCCTCGTTTGCTGCTCTGTTTCTCAGTCTCGTAATTGGCTTTCCCCGGCACCATCGGATCTGTTTCGAAGAACACCAGGATAGCAGGCTGAGGGTTGGCATTTCTCGGGTCTGTGGTCGCCGTGATCTCTGTACTATAGAATGCAAATTTAGATAGCACGGACCAACCTCATCTTTTCGAGTCTGTCTGAAAACTCTTTTATCATATTCTGACTATCCTTGTCTTGCACAACTACCGGATACTCTTTGTCATCGAGGCGGAAATGCACGATCATGTGAGATTTGGATACAGTGGAGCTTTCCTCACTCCTCATAATGTTCGATACGGACTTACTCCCTGAGAGTGCCTCGATGATTGATGGGAGCAGAGATTCCCGCACGTTACTTCCTGAAACCAAACCTCCCGTGGCAAATGCGCTCTTTCCGTAGCTGGCTACCATCCCAATGGAAGTTCTTGCTCTAGCACGAAGCATTCTGATGAGGGCCATGGCAGCTAAAGTGGAAAATCTGGAGAGATTTCCTCCGAATTTATTCCAGAAGTCGAAGAAGCGAACCCCTAGTCCCTTCACTGACTCCTTCTTGATCACATACTCGCCGTCCTCCACAAGTATGTTTCGTTTATCTCCCCCTCCGTACCCAGGTACCGCCCCATCGTACAATGAGGTACCCCCGCCACTTGCGAATCCTTGCACCTTCCCACCTGTTCGGTAACGCCCCACCTCTCCCCCATATCTATCGGATTCAGAGGGAGCAGCTCCGGATGGAGCAGCTCCGGAGGAAGTATAGATGGTATTGACTATTATATTCACGGTCTTATTAATTAATTCGTCATAGATTTTCTTGAGCTGTAGAAGTCCTTCCATTCCCTCGATAGCGAGTTGAATCAAGACTTGTAAAGGTCCCGCTATCAGAACATCAATAATCTTCTTGAGTTTCTCCAGCTCCTTCATAGCCGGACTGATATCGGCGGTCATCTCAATATGGGCTTTCAGTTCATTGTAGTCGTCTCTCAGACTATCCAGTTCGGACTTTATCCTAGTAACCGCATCAGTGATCGATTGCTCGGAAGTCCCGAAGGACATTGTGACATCAATGCCTTGCGCGACATAGGTACGGAGACTGTCAATGAGCCCCTGGACTTCAGCTATCTTCTCGGAGATATAGATCTCCGAAGAGCCCTTGCCCTTGAACTCAACTATTACAGACAAGTCCATATCGGAGATCGAGGCTTTTAGAGCGTCAAGCTGTTTCTGGACACTCTCGGTGTCGAGCTTTATGGCCTGAGTACTGATATCCTGTACTAATTGTTTGTATTCCTCGACTTTAGTCTTGATTCTTCCAAGAGTAGTTTCCAGCGTGTCAAACTCATTCTTGTACGCATCCAGGGAAGCTTTGGCGGTAGTCTTTCTAAGTTCCATCGCCTCATTGTACTTAGCTATCGCCCCTTCCTTGGTATCCGTCATGGTCTTATACTGATCGGCCACTTTCTGTAGTGCTTGTAGCTCGTCTTCGTACTTCTTCACATCCGCAGCTTCAGGCTTCTTCTCGGCTTTCTCACTGCGGAGCTTAGCTTCGGTTTCCCTCATTTTCTCCTGAGTTTTAGTGTACTCCTTCATAGCAGTAATGACATCAGAGTAATATTGCTTAGCTATGGCGGAGGCTTCCTTTGCCCAGTCTTCGGCCTCTTTGTAATTACCCTGGCTAAGAGCGGAATTGGACTTCGCGAGAGCCTCCGCATAAGCCTTGCTGGAATCGGCAACCTTCTGGACAGCAGACATATCCTGCCTGGAGAGATCCCGCAAGGTACTCTGACGCTCGGTCTCGATATTCACAATGCGTTGGGAAGTCTCGGCTATTTTCTGAGCCAGTTTTTCTTGTTCAGCAATGATACTACTAGACAAATTCTGATAGAAGCTGAGTAGGGTGCTATATGCTTCTTTACGCTGTTCAATGCTCTTCCTCTCAATTTCTACTATTTTGTCGGCGCGTTTCTTCTCCACATCCACGATCTTGCTCGCCAGATCCTCATGCAGCTCAGGAGCACGATTGTACTCAGCAACCAGAGTGTCGTAGTAAGTATTAGCTATCCCTTCTCTAGTTAGAGCCTCCTCCTTGGCAATCCTTTCTTTCTCACTGGCAGCAGCTTCGGCCAAACGGATGCTCTCTCGATAGCTCTCCTCATCCAAACGGAAACGTTCACGAGCGACTCTGTCCACGGACGCCCCGGACATCTCCAGGATGCGAATCTTCTGATCGGCATTTCTCTTTATCAGTGTAAGCTCGGTGTCGTATTGTTTCTGCACCTTGCTAAGATCACCCTCGAACGGTTTCCCGGCTACATCAATACTTTTGCTGACCAGACGTTCGTATTCGGTGAGGAAGCTCTTGTAAATCTTGAGCTTTTCCTTAGCGGTCTTCTCAGCCTCTTTAATCTCTTGAGCGGAGGCACTCTTAACATTTTTAAGGAACTGGTCTAGTGCCTTAGCTTTTTCCTCATTTATCTGTTCATCAATCTGAGTCTGAGTCAGAAAGGCAGCTTCCCCAGCTTTCTGAATGCTGTCAATCTTCTTATCCATTCCCTGCGCGGTAACAGCCAAGTCTGCTTTATCAAGATCATCCAGGGAGTCGTAGAGATCCTCCCATTCTAATCCCAGAGCCCTCACCATCTTTCTCTGCTCTTCCAGCTTGGCGTTATCAGACATGATATCCCAAGCTGCTTCTAATGCCTCGGCGGAGGATTTCATATCCTGTAGTGATCCATCTACCTCCTCTACCGACAACCCCAATTCAGAAAGATCAACATCCTCTCCAAGTTCTCTGAGTTTCGCAGCAGTGACGGCAGATACTACCTTGAGATCTTTCATTTTGTCTTCAAGTAAGACTATAGACTTATTGACATTTTTGGCGGGATTCTCAACCAGACCGAGGGAAGCTGCAAACTGCGCAGCTCCAATTCCCAACTGTTTGAAGAATCCAGAGGGAGTTCCCTTCACCAAAACTAGATTAAAATACTCCACAAATTCACTAGCTGACAACCCGGATTGCTTCAATGACAGGGAGAGTGCCCGCGCTTCATCCTTGAGCTGTTTCATCTGACCTTTCTGATTATCCAGAGCTTTTATCAGATTCTCTTTCTGAAGCTCTTGCATCTTCTCGGTCAGATCCCCAACAGCAGTCGCTTGTTCCTCAACAGTTTTGGTAGTATCTGAGAAATTCTCCCTAAGCTGGGGAAAACTATGAACAATCCTGGACACCGTATTGTCGTATTCCGTAGAACCGACGGTAAGCGCAGAGAGTTTCTCATTATACCTTTCGAGAGAGTCCGCGCTGGCTCCGAACACAGCGGCATTCTTCTCGAACCTTTGATTAGCCTCGGAAAAGGCGCTGCTCAAGGCACCAATCCCAGCTACCGTAGCCATTATAGCCGTTAGGAGAGCAATGTACGGATTCCTACTCAAGAAGGTTAGCATGGTGGCTAATGCAGCTTTAGCCCCAGCAAGTGCTACACTAAGTAGACCAAACTCCTTCACCATGGCAGAGGTAGCACTGATAGTAGCCCCTGTGGAAAATGCAGATAGTGCTATAGTCAATCCAGCGATACCTGCGGTGAGGACGGTCACCACGACTAGCATCCCAGTAATAGCTACGGTGATCTTACCGATAGGAGTGGAAGCTAGCCAAGTCAGTGCCTGGACCACATCCCCAATTACACTATAAAACACCCTGAAAGCTGAGGAGAGGCCTCCCTCCCCCAAAGCAATCCCCAACAAGCTCAACTTATCAAGTAGGTTCTTAGATATATTACTAAGGCCTTCCATCTGTTTCTCAGCCATGGCGGTGGCGGCACCGGTCCCCTCGGCTATGGCCTTGTACATTCTATCGAAGCCAGTGATTCCCTGCTCAATCAGTACCGCTATGGCAGGGGCTCCACGCAACCCGAACAACTCGAAGGCAGTCCCAGCATCCGTAATGACTCCAGACAGTCTTTGGATAATCTCCCGCATGGAATGAAGCTTCGGATTGACGCTATCCATACTAAGCCCGGCAGAAATGAATGCTTCACGAATCTTCTTTGTAGGAGAAACCAATCTTCCCAGCACTTGCCTGAGACCTGTACCGATGGTAGATGCACGGACACCAGCATTTGCCAGTTCCATCATTACAGCTACCACTTCTTCCAATTCCATACCAGCGAGCCTTGCGATAGGCCCGACATAGTTGAAAGCGATTCGCAACTTCTCGACGGTCAGCTTGGATCTGTTCACCGCTACCGCAAATACATCAGCCACTCTGCCAGCTTCACGAGCTTCCAGGCCAAAGGCGCGGATGGTAGTAGTGAGCAGATCCGAGGAAGTCTTGAGATCGGTCATGGTTCCCGTGGAGAGCATGGCTATGGCATTGATTGAATCCAGAGCCTCCCCAGCCGTAAAGCCCGCCTGTCCAAGAAGAATCATACCGTCTGATACTTCCTGGACCGAGTACCTAGTGGTAGCAGCGACTTCCGAGATAGCGTCCCCCATCGCGGAGACTTCACCATTGGTAGCCTTGGTAATGGCTTGCAAATTCTTGATAGACTGATCAAACTCGAATATTGCGGATATTGCTCCACTCACAGCACTAGTAAATGCGTAGAAGAAGGCCCCGGCCGCCGCATAGGAAGCGATAATCCCAAAGGAACTAGCTAGCTTGGAGACTCCCACCGCGAAGCGCTCATTGAGAGACGCTGCGTGTCTAGTAGCCTCTCCCATTTGCACTATTCCAGCCTTGGTAAACTTCAACTGCCCAGCCAGCCGCCCCTGTAGAAGAGCATTCCTGTCCACGGAAGCAGCCCACGCATCCCCATCTTTACCAGCAGCCTTGAGCGACTCAGCATGTCGTACTATAGCGTCATCGGTCTCCTTGACCATACGCTTCATGTACTCGAACTTACTATTATTCAGCCCGAGAGATTCCCCAAACTCCTTGACCCTCCCCTTAGCCCAATCCGAGTACTTCCCCATCCCCTCCAACTCTTTAACCAGAGGGGCGGACGCTCCAGCAGAGGCAGCGGCGGTCTTGGACATCATCCCAATTTCTTCAGCCAGGGAAGTAGAAACTCCGAGAGCCTTCCCAGCCTCGGTGGTGTACATCTGTATACCAGATGCGGTGTATGTGATATTCCCAGCCAACTTTTGGCTGACGACCGCCGAACGATCCACGGCTCGCGCCCAGGCGTCTCCATCCTTCCCAGCCTGGCGCATGGTCTCCGCGGTCTTCCAGATAGCTCTCTCCGCAGATATGAGTTGCTGCTTCGACGTTTGATATGCTTGGGAGTTTACTCCTAGCTGCTGCCCAAGCTTGAAAAGTTCGGTCCTGAATTTGACTGCTCCGTCGGCATACTTCAGCGTTTCACCATGCAATGCTCTGAGGGAGGATGAGACAGCCACGGCAGGAGATTCAATCAGTCGCATATTCTTAGCGACACTTCCAACAACCCCGGCAGCTTCAGCAGCTCCCTCGGAGACCCACTGCAAGCTACCTCCGACTATCTTCAGGGATCCCTCTAGCATTTGAGAGCGTAAGGCTACGGTATTCAAGGAGTTCTTGAAGATATCCCCGTTTCTCCCTGCCCTCTGAAAAGTTACAGCAGTTTTATCGACAGCAGAGGCTAACGCTGAATGTTGTAAGGCAGCTTCTCTGTAGACAATGGAGTTGACACCAAACTGTTTCCCAAGCTGAGCAAGCTCGACCCTGGCCTCCCTGGAGAAACCAGCGGTTCCTTGCATAGCCTTCTTAAACTCAAGAAGAGAGCCACTGATACCGACGGTCTTCCGTGCCACCATCCCGTACTTCTCTGCGAAGTCTCCAGCTACTCCAGCAGCCTCGGCGGCACTCTTGGAAACCCATTGTAAACCAGAGGAGGTGAGCTTCAATTGCCCATTCAATAACTGAGCTTGTAGTCCTGAAGCGTTGATAGATTGCGCGAACAGTTCTCCGTTTACTCCTGTCTCTGATAGACGGAGCCCTGTCTTGTATGCAGAGTCAGCGAGCTTACGCATCTGAGATTCAGACAGGCGAACAGCAGCCTCGGATTTACCGATTGCATCCGTACTTCCTATGAGAGCTTTCTGGAAGTTGGCTGCATACGTAGAGGCATTCCCCATCGCCTTCTGATATGTAGTCAGGCTGCTCCCTACCGAATGCAGTCCTGGAGCAACCCTAGCTACCGCATCACCCATCAATCCCATATTTGAAGCTAGGTTGTCGGTGATCCCGAGTGCAGCCCTGGCGGCAGAGGTCATGGTGACAATGCCGTCTTTGGTAAATTTCACGTTACCAGTTAGTTTTTGGCTAGCTATAGCTCCTCTATCAACAGACCTGGCCCAGGAGTCTCCGTCAGCTCCAGCACGATTCATTGCGATACGAGTACGCTGAACCGCACGCTCCATCTCTTGGAGCTGCCGCTTTCCCTCTCGAAAAACTATAGAGGATGTTCCATAGGTTTTTAGAAGCTTGGCAAGCTCTATTTGGTAAGATCTGGATTCTCCAGAAGCGAGTTTGAGTTCCTTCTCGGTAGCGGTAAGAGGTGCAACGGTGGCTTGAGCAGCGGTAGTTACCGCCTTGATGGTATCAGGAAGAATCCTGATTCGGCCAACTGCTTCCTGTGCTACCAATCCGAGTCGGTTAGCTGAACGATAGAATGTCTCACCGGCCTTCCCGGCGGCATTCATCTGATTCTTCATACGAATAAGAGTATCGTCGAGAGTCTCCAGCTTCCTCGCGTAGATCTGGAACTCCCTCCCAGATTTGCTGGTAGAATCAGCCAAGGTTTGCAATGAACGCTTGAACTCATTACTCCTCCCAGAGTTCTTGCTCATTACCTTGTCGAAGTCGGTAGCATTCGCTTTAACCAGACCAAGAGAAGACGCGAGCTTCCCACTCACATCAGCAGCCCTAGCAGCATCTCGCGAGAAGAAGGTAATCCCATCAGCAGCGAGTTTAATCTCCCCGGCAGCTTCAGCATGGAGAAGACGAACCCTGCTTACCGACTCAGCCCACGTCTTTCCAGCCGCCCCAGCTCTGGTCATGGTCCGAGCTGTAGCCATAATAGCCTGCTCAGCTCGGTAGAAATCTTTTACATTACTTCGTAGAGCAGTCCCCTCCCTGCCATGCGCTCCAACGGAAGCATTCAGTTCACCACGAAATTTTGCGTACTCATCCGAGGCTCGTCCCATCACTTTAGCAAAATCAGACAGCTCCGTACCAGACTCGGAGGAAGCCTTGGATACCGTTTTCAGTGCTTGTGCAACAGACTTGAGATTAGCTACCGAGGAGCCCTTGATTGAAGCAAGAGCGGAGTTGATGCTAACTACTAATTCCTTTATCTCCCTGATGGCATCAGTGAGAGAGGGATCTATTTTTCCATCGAAGATAGTTCCTAGATGTAAAGTATCAGTCGGCATTCCTTTCTACCTCCGAAACAGCACCAAGATCCCCAACAGAGCTTCTCTCTCCAGCCCACTCTTTGTAGAAGGAGAGCATTTTCCTAGTTGTTTCCTTTCTCTCCTCCAAGGACATCCCTTCGTAATCATCCTTGGCTCTGAACATGAAGGGGTTTGGTTCCTCATGCTTCTCGAGCTTTGTGCTACTATCTTCCCCCTTCAACTTTATCCCATGCATCGCGGCTTGCATCCGGTAATCTTCTATGGATGCTTTCACCGCATCGGAGTGAAGAATCAGGATTTGCTTGTATGTTAGTCCCCCCTCCAAGAAATGGAATCGTGTGAAATGCCTCAAATCATACTGAGGGTACTCCCTCATTATTAATGTGAGGACCTCTCCGAGATAGATTTTTTCTCTGGCGTAGTCTCCCCCATCCTGTTTCTTATCTTCTTGGAGAGGTCTTTGAAGTTTTTTGCCGCGTCCTCGAAGTTCATATCCCAAATCGCCGTAATGATGTTCACCAACTGCACATTAGTAATCTCCTCAATGAAGCAGGAGCCTACAGGCTTAGAATCGGTGATCATCCCCATCACTTCGTCAAGATTCTTTCTAACGCACTCAGAGACAGCAGATACAAACTGAACATTGGTTGCCGTCTCACCCTCCTCCATCCATTGCCTGAAATTCACCAGCTCTTCGGCAACCTTGTTGGAGAGAGCTATCTGGTCGGCTAGAGAAAGCGGGAAAATCTCGATCTCACGCAGCTTGCGGACGCCGATAACTACCTTTACCGAAGCTGGTGCTAAATCTGATAGTGTATCAAATCCGGCCATGCTCAAACTCCTCTCTTACCACTAGGAGGTGAGGAACCTAATCAATCCTAGAGGTTTACCGTTCCATGCAGCATTGCCTCCCGAGACCTCAGAGTCCGCACGTTTTGCCTCGAAGGTTACAGGAGGTTTCGCATTATCTTCGCGCTGCATATCCAATTCAGGGGAGCTAGTTACCTGAGAACGTGGGAAGACGATCAGCATGGAGTACATGTCATCCGGGAAGGTATAGAGAGCTTCCATTCTGATATAAGCAGGAGAAGTACGGCCACCAAGGGAAATCTCTCCAGAATGCACTTCGGTGTAACCCCCAGCGGTCGGATCAGTCCCAAGCGCCATAGCCAGGGTGAAGGGAGTGATCTCTTCAAATTGGCATTCGAGAGCGGCCTTTTCACGAAGGACGATGGTCATATCCTCGGTGAGAGGGAAGCCAGACTCATGAACCCAGAAATCAGTGTTACCAGTGAATTTAGTTGCGGCCAAAGCTCCAATAGAATCAGAGACCGAGAGAACCGCCGCGGTCGAAGCAATGTTAGCGGCGGAAGCTCCAATCCTCACCTGAGCCAGGCCAAGCATGAGAGACGACGTGTTTTTGGTAACCGGACCTGCCATTTTACTACCTCCATTTAGTTAAAGGGATGCCAGAGTTACCTTCCTAAAAACATCCTGGGACGTTCTTGTCAAAGAAATTCACTATATTCACATGCCCACAGACCCTCCCGTTAGTTTTCCTGTAGCATTTTATCTTAATACTTCCAACGATAAACATGGAGATCAGTGAGGAGGGTTTGCTCTCAACATCCCCTCCCCCAGTTTTACTAGTGCGACCAAACACAAACTGGAAAGTCCCGTCTGGAAGTCTACGCATCAGACGTTTCCCACACTCTTCACAAAGAACATCCACTACCCCGTTATCGATCCCCATAGCACCTCCACTGAAATGTTCCGCACTTTAGTGTTATCCTTACCGAGATCGTCAAATCCCTCGGAGGATGTGCGGACTATATAAGAAATCTTCCCAATCACGGTCCATACTCCGGAGACAATACTCCAAAGATTGGTTGGTGTAGCTAGTAATCCCACGAGAGCGTCCTCCAGTTCCTGCAACCGTATCCCCTCATAATCATTTCTAGTACAGATGTAGAAGGAGATGAACATTCTACTAAGATTTCCAGAGATCGTCGGTCCGTAATGAACCGATATCCATTCCTTCACGTCCATGGAGGGTGTAAACGGGAACGCTTCAGACAGATCAAAGACTAGAGGAACACCCAACTCAGCCTCGAAGTAATCACTGAGCGTTCTCTTTATTGACAGCCGGACGTTGAGTGTGAGTGCAGATGGATCACGAGCCATCTTGGTCTCCCCTCTCAATTAGAGACGCGATAAATGGGATGAACGATTCAGTGAGAAAGTTTATTGCCTTCACCATATCCTCGTCCGCATTATCAAAACTAAGAGAGGTCTTCTTCAAAGCAGTGTAAATATACTCCAACTCAGTCCCGGATACTCTCAGTATGAAGTGGACATCCATCGGGACGGTATCTAGTAGCTCCATCATTTCCCCCTCCAAGCCTTCGCTATGCTTCTGGTAGCCCTTCTCATGATCTTCGGGAGATATTTAGCCCGCCATTTGGTATAAGAAGGCTGGAAGACCGGACGTGCTGGATGCCTCCCTCCCTTAACGGAAGTAGAGCCTAGTGCATCCGAGCCGTATTCCATGAGACGTCCGTACTTAGCGACAATATCCGGAGCACCCGCTGACCAAGATCCTGGGACTCCCTGCCAAGACTTACCCCCTCTGTCCAAGACTCCGTAACGGACTCCAGATAGAAACCCGGCTTTATGCCTAGAGACCTCTATACTATTATGAAGATCCCATCGTAGAATCCAGAATCTCCTGTGGCCGACTGCTTTCTTCTTCCACTCAATATACTTCTTGGAGCCTTTAGTCGTTCCATACGACTGATATAGTGAGGAAAACTCCTGGGTACGAATAGCTGAGGTCACCGTAGCTCTATATCTATCCGCACATTCCCGATTGAATCTCCCTCCATTATTCACGGCAAGAGCTTCCACCTGTCTCTCAACGCGATAGAGAGCATTGATATAATTGGCGAAGTCCCCAGGATCTAGCCTTGCTGTGATAGTTATCATCTTCTGACTTCTCTCTCCTTGATGAAGCCGTTCAGGACAGAAGTGGAGGAGAGATTCCCGATAGGGAGCAGTTCTGGGGACAGTCTCACATGACTTCTAAACAGACGAGGAGAGAATCCGTAGGATATGGAGATATTCTCACCAACGAGTGCTCTGCCCATGACTCTCTTGTAGAGAACTAGAAAATCGTATTCACTAGCGGTGAACGTAGGAATAGCCTCGGACAGCTCAGGGGGCAGAAATTCGTCTGCATAAATGAATCCGTACCACGGAGAAGTGACTAACCCGGCTTCCAGGTATCTACCGAGGATTCCAGATAGGAATTTAGTGCGAGGAAACTCAGAACTCCTCAGCTCCGGGTGCCCTTCCTCTTCAACAAACGGAATGGTCACAACTTTCTCACTAAATTGCTGTACTGATTCCTCAGCAAAGCTAAACCAATCCCTGTTCATATCCTTGGAAAACATTATGAACATGGTCACATCTTTATTCACTGAACATCTCCATTGAAGGTGATGAGAGCACCAAAGTTGTACTCCAAAGAATCATAGCTGGGAGGATAGAACGGAACAACTACATGATTGATCCAGCCCATCCCATCCAGAACCTCGCTGAGAAACCTTGGAGAGAAGTCATGGATGTGCATGGCATTCGGTTGCTCGCCCTTCTTCTTACATGAGTAGAGATATCTTCTCTGATGCGGTAGGAGAAGTAAGATAATCCCTCCAGGATTGAGAAGTTCCCGCCACTCTCTCAGTACGCCTGGAGTATTTCTGAAGTCTTCAAGAAGATGACTAGAATAGACTATATCGTACTTCTTCTCAACTATTTTGGTGATTTCACTTGCATCGCCCTTGTAGGTGAGGTTGGACGGATCAGAACCATTGTATGGCATGGGAAGATCGAACGTGTCACACGTATCAGAGTACGGGTCTCCACCAGAACCAATATCCAGAACACTCAAGCCATCGGTATTTGGTATATGTCTGGAAAGGAGGTTCTGCATTTCAATTCTATGTGCCGAGGTTTCAGCCATTATAGTCTCCAAGGAGATTACCAAGAGAGGACACAACCACATCCGGAGGAATAGTTTCTATACAGGGGGTTGAGCAGGGGCGAATCCCAGGAGCGCCCCAGCAGGAAGTAGTCAAGGGGCAGGCATCCAACCTGTTCGGCTCTAAAAGAATGATATCCTTTGGATCCCTGACTTTGGGCTGAGTAACCCTAGCGGGAGCAGGGCCGAACAGAACTACCACTTTGGTTCCAAGATACCCAGCCAAATGAGCTGGGAAACTATCGACTACCACAGCAGCCGCAGCGTGTTCCATCAGCAGAGCAGTTTCACTAAACTCCAGCTTACCTCTCAAGTCTATATCCGACTTGCATTTGAGATCATGCTCCGAACCAATTTGGATGATGGTATAGTCCCCATGAAATGCGTCATGGATAGCATCCATGTACGGGTAAACCCTGTAAGTTACATCCCCTCCGGTAGTATGTACTAGAATAAATCGTTCAGAGAGCTTATCCAAAACCCTGACATTCTCAGCGGGTTTTATAAACATATCTGAAGCCTGTACCTTGCAGAAGTGGGGATACATCTCGTAGAGCCTGGTATCCAAATGATTCCATCCACCTCTGAGAATCTTGTCCGAGTGTGGCCTGTAGACTACCTCGTAGTCTGGAGCCTTGGCAGGATTCCATTCCAGAAGCTCGTCAATGTAGGGATTTCCCTCTAAGATGCCGAAATACCGACGCTGTGTCATATAAGTAAGCTTCTTCCCCGGATGAGCTTCCTTTATCCCCTTGAAACAAGCCGTAGTCATGAGCACATCCCCAGCCGAGGAGTGCTGTAGGAATAATACAGAGTCGCTTTTCTTTGCCCCGTTAGAGTGAGACGCTTTGGATAGCAGCCCATTAAGAACAGTATTTATATTACTCGGGCTCCTAACAAAACCCCTGGCGTAGACGAAGCCGTCCTCGGTAGTATTTGCTGTCCGAAAGCAATCAGCATCGCACAGAACCATCTCGATAACTTCAGCGATATCCTCTGGAGCACACTTCTTGGATGGAACCATGACTGGTCCGGAACTACCTCCAACATTCAAGAAAGTGTCCGTATTCGCTGGAACTTTGAATACTCCAGCGTAGTCAAGGTGTGCGGTAGTCTGCGAGACTATGGTCGGAATCCTACAGAGGAGAGACTGTAACGGAGTCCATGACAGTCCCTCATTGATGGTACAATTCACGAGACAATCGAGGGAAGCTATTATCTTGCCCATCTCCCTGTCGGAAAATTGATACCGAGCGTCATCTATAGCTATGAGATCCGACGAGGATAAGCCAATACTTTTAGCGTAGGCCCCAAGATTGAAAGTCCCAGAAGATAGTGAGCAGCAGAACAACAGGGAGGCATCATGGAACTTCCTATTATACCTAGCAAAAGCGTCCAGCATTCCTATAGGATCTTTTCTCACTTGATTACAACCTATGTATCCAACGAGCTTCTTGTGTAGGATTGTCATTCTGAGAAGCTCTCTCCTCACTTTCAGGATTTCCATATCATTCGCTAATGGAACGTAGCATCCCATATTATAAAGAGGAGGGCGAAAGTATCCGACTCTAGGTACATTCTTGGAGACAACTTCATACCCATATCTTGAGTAGACATAGGGAAAGTCGATCATATCGAAAAGATTGAACCAATCTTGATAGTCGTATTGGAGATCATACGGGAATAGCCCAGCCGTGATAAAACCGTACCTCGTAGCGAGTTCCCTAAGCATCCTGTAGATCGGGGAGAAGGTCCACACATCAACCCCGACAAACAGAACAATATCCACCCCGGACTTTGGGATGAGTGAGACTAGCTTAGAAGCCCCATAGGGATCATTGCCGTACTCAGCAGGGATGAATTTGAATTTGTAATTATCGAAAAGTTTCTCGTTGTTATCAAGTATGACTGGATATTGATTTGCTCCGAAACACGCAACCTCGAAATCATCGTAGTTAATCTGCTCAAGGAGAGCAGCCATCATGTGGCCATTGCCAGTGACCGAAAATGGGCTATCTCCAACCAAAAGGATTTTTCTCTTTTTCATGGATTCTCCAGAACTATTCTCTCTGGTCTACGGAGACTGCACAAACTACCAAGCCAGCGTACTTATAAGGATGCACCGCATTTATAACATACTTATCCGCGCCTATCACATATTGATCCAATTCGCGTATACCGTATGCAGAGAGAGTATAGAGTTGGTAAGCTCTCTCAAGAATCGCTCCCTCCGGAGCATCCTCATCTAATTTTTCTATCGAGAAAGTTGTGAGTAGAGAGTAAGCATCGTATGGAAGAAGTGTCTCCCAAGCCTGACTGAGAACGTAACCTCCACTCACTTCCCGCTGTGCGTAAGAATGGAGAGGAACTCCTCCACTTATCATGATAGTGCTTCTACGTCTGAACTCTCCTGAGGTATTAGCCTTGTACAAGGTTCCAATACGCTTGTATGTGGAACCCTCTACGTGGAAGTTATCCAGGCTGACAATCAAGTAGCGATTCTCACCTGATATCTCTATGAGATCGCCATTATTCAACTGGGAGTCATAAGAGATCATCAACGTCTTGACATACTCATTGAAGAACGGACGAGTTGTCAAGACGTTGATTTTGTCGATTCCGTACTCCCCGGAGATACCGTTTACGAGATCTCCCCCAGGGAAGATTGTGTACTGAATACCAATCTCTTCCAGAACTTCCTTGATGTCAGAGCCAATGCTCATTACTCACTCCCACTAGGAGTCAGGATGACCAATTGATCGGAATCGTAGGTTCTATCCCTACCCAGCTCATCATAAGCATACCCAGCATCGACTTTAGTTCCGAACAGAGCATAAGTCTCGATATCCGCCACCAACGTGGGATCTTCTACCTTAGCAAGCTCCCATTCCTCATCCATGGTCTTTACGAGTTTCAGGAAGTGATCGAACCGCTGATGAAGATGGATATCCTCGACTCTAAACTTATCCGCGTATTGCGTCACCATCATAAAAAACAGGTGACGCTTTACGCGGTTTTTGAGCCAGTAGAGCTTAGTATCGTCTGTTACCGGGAAGGAGCAGTTAACTTCACGAAGAGCATCATCGACCGCATCCTCATAATCGACCATTTCGAGACGCTGGGATAGTCCCTTAATCTCCGTGGACACAACAACAATCAGCTCCTCCTCGGTCATCTTTCTCCCCCTATTCTCCGGACTATTTCTTCAGGGATGCAGCTTTCTTAGAAGTCCAGGAGGCTTTAATTGGTGCCCTAATTTCCTGAATGTCCGCCTCCAGTTTCGGAGACTCCGGCTTCAGGAACGATTCTCTCAGAATCTCGACGAGCCCAGAATCCAGCATGGAGAGGATTACTGCTGGAACAGTGTCCTTATTGTAAGTACTCCCCTTTAAGAAGAGGTCCCCGCGAGACTTGATAGTTTTCTTCAGACGATATCTAAGCATGTTCACATCCTTTCAGATTACGCCACGTCGAGAATGTAAACCGCGTCCCGCTGCTCCAGTACCGGCAGGCCCTTGTTCTGAACGCGAATCCAGACACCCTCGGGATCCTTCTCTTCCCACTGATCAGTCTTTACTCCATAATGCCGATCATTCCCGAAAGGAGAAGACAGGAAGTTGGCAATAGGCTGACCTTCCACCTTGGACGCGAAGAAGATGCACTTATCATCCGGAATGTACTTCCTCGTGACAGAGACCTTGTCCTCACCAGCTCTGAAACTGGCAGTGGGGGCAGCGGCAACAGTAAAGTAGCCACCCTGTGGAGTGACCGAGGAGATGGTTTCATCCTCATAGGTTTTGGCGGAAACATCATAGAAACGGACAGTCATGCCAGCTTCGAAGTCGCTGATATCATCCACATAAATATCAGTGGTTGAAGAGCCGGTTACAGCAGCGGTCAGCCATGCGGAGACAACATAGGTATCATCATCGACCACGATGTTATCGACCCCGAAGAGGGAACCGAGAACCTGCGGACGTACTCCAATAACAGATCCGGATTTCCCGAAGAGATCCCCTTCCCCGAAGGTGCTCTTTTGCAGTAATCCACGCATGGTAGTATCAGCGGCGATATACCTGAGAACCGTGGAGTTCATGAGCATGTAATCCACGGTCCCACCACACGCATCCGACACGGCAATCTTAGCGGACATAACGTCATCAAGGATATCCTTGGTGGAACCGGAAGGCCACATGTCACCGGTAACCAAGGTGACAACCTGATTCGACGGAATGTCGTAGTCCACCGTAGCCATGACTCCACCTTTGGTAAGATAGGAGAATGTCCCGGAAGACAACATCTTGGCGTACATCCATTCTTTCCGCCGTTCAGCCCTGCCCACCATCATGCCGAGATTCTTCGCCAGTTTGGTCCTGGCAGCTTCGTATTGTTCAGTGGTTCCCTCCTTGCGGAGATTGTTGAGGAAGGATTCGTCCAAGTACATCTTTTCCTTCCAGAAAGCAGCTACCGCGGTGTGCTCGGTCACTCCAACAGGGGCCACCTGCTGCGCGGGAGAACCTGGCGCGGCAAACGGAGTAAGTCCCCTATTTCCAATCATGGACTCCCATTTGATCACGTCGGAATCTGCCTTGTTCGGGGTACCGAACAAATTGGCAAGAATCAAATGAGGAGGATTCATGAAACGAGTGACCAGCTTTTGCAGTCGTGCAAGCCTCAGGTCCGGGATGTCAGAAGCTCCAATAGGCATTCAAGTTACCTCCATTTGGTACAGAGTTAAAAGATTAAAACTACTTCATGATAAGGTATTGACCCTTGGACGCTGCACTCAAATCAGTCTTTGCGGCAGCATCACTGTAGATTAGCAAGCCTTCGTACAACATAGCGTTGGACAGGATCACCACACCCAGGGCATCGCGAGCGTCGGAGCCATTCCCGGTATCCACGGCAGCTTCCAGAATCCCGACCGCATCACTGAAGTTGTTCGAGGAGTCGCCAGCTTCCACGGCAACATAAGCGACATGCGCCACGGTGAACGCACCAGAGATATTCGTGGTTCCAGTAATAGTAGCCTTGTTGATGTAAGTGGTAGTATCAATGGCGGTGATCGCTCCCAGATTCTCAGCGGCGACGGTATTGTCATTGATGATAAGGTCATCCCCAACCGCGAACTTATAGCTATCCTCCAAGGTCACGGTGACAACCTTTTGAGCGGCAGCAGGAGACTCCAGCAGGAAAGCACGGCCGGACGACGCAATGGAAGCAGAGAAAGTGGTAGCATTGTACGGAACCAACTTCCCCTTGTTCCCAGCGGCGGAAATGTTCTCGGCCAGTACAGTCCCGGCATCCAACTCCCCGTACCCAGCCTGAAGCGTGACAGGCACCTTCAGGGCATGATCCGGGTTCGAGTAGTAGAGCCTCTTGTAAGTTTGCTCAGACCCATGAGTTACAGAAGGAATAT